AATAAACGGAGCACCAATGTTATACAAAAATGGTGTTGGACAATATGACACAAATAATAACTTAATAAAAGAATTTGAATGTAAATACGATTGTATTAAATCGTTAGCAATAAGCGACAAAACATTGACAAAAGCACTTACTAAAAATATCCCATATAATGGACACTATTACAAAGAAATAGGTGAAAAATTAAAAATGATGTAAAATAAAAAACGAATTGTGAAACACACCACAACTAATAATAATATTATTACTAGTATATAAATAATATTATCATATCAATATAACAAAATGAACTCCCAAGAAAATATAAAAATATTTAAAAAAATGTGTAAATGGTTAAAAACACTTAATTTAGATAAAGAAGCATATAATCATACATTATATAATTTATATTTTACATGGTGTGGATTACGAACCGCTTGTTTACTTTCTAGAGTTGGACCAAAAAGTTCCGAATTTGCTGAAACATTTGGTCTTGGATTCAAAGAAGGACCTTATTTTGATATACCAGGAAATAACTTTATCTATTTCATCAATAAAAAATTTATTAAAAAGTTTGAACCACTTTTTCAAAGATTAGAAGATACATACATACTTCCAAACCCAAAATCAGAATATTTTGCTCCTGAAGTTAACATTGAACGCGCAAAAATAATCGGAACAATATTAGGATTTGATAAAAAATGTGTTATAAAAGTAAATCGAGTTCAATGTGAGAATGACATTTGTATTTTTTTCTATGTTCATCCAACTATAAAATATACAGAACTTTCAGAAGTATTCACTTATACGGGCAATATAAATACACCAAATTGGATAAGTTATCCGATTGAACTTATGAAACGTTCAAAGAAATATTTAGAACCAATCGGATTAAAACTTGGGTTTAATGTAATGGACTGGTCTTAGGAATAATTCTAAAAAAACTTAATATTATTTAAAATAACAAATAAAAAAACTAATTAAACACCGACACAACAATACTCATTTATTTGATAATGCATATACTTTTCAATGTCCGCAAAATTCGCGGAGGATAATATTTAATATCATCCGAAACTATATAATTTTCCGTGTAGTGTATATTTTTACAGGATAGTAATCCGGTTATACTTACTTCTATAATATTATAATTCATATCATAAACAACCGCAATATATCGAATATTGTTCTTCAACATTTTCAACGTTTCGCGAACAGTTTTTTTTGATGTTGGGAATTTCCACGCGCCATTGCTAGCCTGCGACAAAGGGCAATTCCCATTTTTGCTGCACATTGTTTTCACTTGCACATATGTGCCACAATGGTCACAACATAAATCAACTCCTGGATAGTTCATTTGTTTTTTGTTTAAATTTGTCCATGTTATACGACCACACGATTCGCAAGGAATGGTATTGCAAATGAACTCTTCTCCGGCATCCCCGATTGCGTGTTTTGATAATACCTCAAATTCGTTAAATTGTAATTTATGTTTTGACGCCTTTTGTCTTGGTGCCCTTTTTGCCACTTTTTTTGAACCAATCTGCTTGGTGTTAGTTTTGGTACTACTTGAAACACTTGTCATTTTTTCGAAATTATAATAAATTCGTTATTCTTTTTGCTCACATATACACCTCTTTTTTGTTTCAATTTTGTAACAAAACAATATAAAATTGAAACGTTTTATATTGTTTAAACAATATAGTAAAACTGTAATATTCTATCGCAACGCCGCACCAATGCGCCCTCTCAAACTTGTGAAACATACCGACCTTATACCCGGAAGGAAATACCTGATTCAAGAAAAACGCCCCGAATATGCGCACCAAAAATTCAAAGGCACATTTGTCAAAAATGATTATCCAAAATCTCACGTTCATTGTACTATAACCCACTTTACAAATGTCACTTGCATAGGTAATTATAGCTGTTCAGACCTAGGACTTCAAGATATATATTGGAACTATTATGAAGCAGATGCAGTTGAAGTAGCATATACAAACATGATTCTTCGCGAGATTATAGGTGATCAATCGTTTATGATGTAAACTATCACATTATAATTAATTTACATTATATTTACACAATATGTTCAAATTTTATTTCTTTAAATTTTATTTATTTCAGTAACGTATATGTATGCCCTAATCGGTGTATCGGTGATTTTTGGAATAGGGGTTTCCGATGTGCCACCAAACTGCCACAACCAAGAATTACTTGCGCCATACAAAAACCGCGCCCACCAGCCCGAATCTGTAAGTATATCTTGGATGAATTGTGAAAAATGTTGACTTGTTCTAAATTTATAGTTACAATATCCAATCGAGTTTTTATTTCTAGCCATTATCCATCTATAATCTTCGGTATAGTCTCGTTTTTCAATAACCACGGATTCTATACCTTTCTGCGAATTTTTGGTATTATATATTTTCATCATGCCTTCATCCGAATTATAAAACCCATATCCATATGTTGAACATATTAAGTATATACGATAATACCACTCAGGTGTGCGATACTTTGAGTACTTTGTATTTGTAGTCATATAACTGTTTAGGTATCTTCTAGATTTACTATTAGTGTTGATTAGGTTCATAACATCATCATAATAGGTTTGAAGGAGCTTATTGCATTCGTTTTCACCACTACTTACCGATGAAAAATGTTCAACTGGACCGATTGCGCTTATTGCATCAAACTTACCATTTATTTTTTTTAAAATGCCTTTAATTATGTCACCTTGAATTACATCTAGTCCATTTTTCCTACATAGTTCGACCTGTGTTTTACTTATTGTAATACCCATACCTTCTACACCTCTCTTTTTACAATATTGCAACCAGTGCCCATTTCCGCAACCAATGTCAAGTATTTTCATCCCAGGCTGTAGATTTAAATATTTAAAATATGTACCAAATTTGTTATTATATGCTTCAATATTTGTCATATCCCAATTGTTATCAAATAGTCCTTCACTCAAGTCTGAAGATTTTTCAGAAGAATCAGCTTCGGTGTTGGTGTTGGTGTTGGCTGTATCTACTGTTAATTCCTTGTTCACGATTTCATTACAAAACGTGTTCATCCAGTTGTAACAGTTTTCGGTAGTTTCACTTTCATCTTTAAAAATATCAATATGCGCTTCATACCATAAACATTCGTGTATTACGAATATCGATACTATAATCGGTATAGCGTAGTATAAGTTATTAAAAAAATATTTTGATAATGATAATCCAATAAATACGAGTAACCAAACACCTATTGTATTACGTTGTGGTATAGGCGCTATGCCCATTTTTTTAAACATAGTGATTAGTATCCATATTATAATCAATCCAACAGTGACCGCGTATAGCCATTTTTCGTTCATATTATACATTTATATGTATTTTCAATATTTTAATGTATATATATATACGAATAACAAATTCATTAAAAATACGCTAAATCAATACCCTGTACATAAAATAAAATTATTATCATTATTCTTTATTCTTTAACAGTTGCATCAACATACTCATATTCCTCAAAAATAAATGATGTCATTGTTCCTGTATTATCCGTCTCAAAATCTACATTAAATCCGCGTTCTTTGAACCATTCTTTAAATTCATTAAAAGCTCTCCAATATTTTACATATCCGCCAAGCACCATCAATTTCAAAGTATTTTTAATATATTTTTCATCGATAGTACAGCATTTGCCACCCTCCCCACCTTCTCCACTAGCAAGTGTCCCAGTCATTAGCAAATATTCGATATCAATATTATCATCAAATCTTTCAGCATATGTAGCAATGATTCGGTCAAATGAAAATCCTTCACAATGTCCACCAAATCCAAAAAATTCTTCATACTCATATCGATGAATCTGTTTTATAGGCCGATGTAAATATACCACAAATGGTTGCTCAAAAATAGTTACATTAATTTTAGCGGTCAAAACATATGCCTCGGTGTATGCATTATATGTCTCTTCCCATAATAAATTTGGATGTTCCTCCAGGAATTGTTTTGAGAAATTGTCATCAATTGTTGAAATCATACACCCACGGTCTGTATAATATTTCCTTTTCAAATCTTTGAATTTTGTAATAACATCAATATATGTAGTTGTAATACCGGGAGCTGCTTCTTCCATTTTGTTATGTGTGTTTGCTACATAATATCAGATTAATCTTTTTATATAGTTTAGATATATTGATTAGACGTTCAAAAATAATATAATATATTTATAGTATATATTTATACTATATAGTTCATATAATGCATAAAACAGCAAAAAGATGCCGTCTTGTAAGGGGAAGGAAAGAAACGTGTTGTATCAACCCTAAACGCGGATACTGGTGTTGGAGTAAAAAAACGAAAAAGCGTGTATGGCGTAAAATGAAGCGTGCTTGTTGTAAAAAATAATTATATAAATAATTTAAATAATTAAATTAAGCATAATAATTGTTTTATATGGTTAAAAATACCCATAATAATAAAGACTATAAAAAACAATTAACTCAACTAAGGGTGTCGTCATACCATCATCATCGGGTGTTACTCGTTCACCACCCATTAACTTATTTACAACTTTAATATTTGTTATTGTATGTAATGAGGTTTCGACAAAATTAAATAATGCGTGAAGTCCAATACACCAATATAACCCATAATGAAGATAACCATATCCTAAAATAATACCTGTAATAAAAGCAACTATACCATATTTAAATGAACATTTTACATGGACATATCCAAAAACTAAAGCCGATAAAAACACACAAATATTTGTATTTAGAAATTGTTTTGTTACACCGATCAATAATCCGCGATATATTAATTCTTCCGAAAAACTCGTCATTGTCATTCCTGTAAATATAGTTATAAGATTTTTGGTTGTATCCCATACCGTGTTGTGTTTAAAACCATTAAATGACGAAAACCCAAAAATGATATTAAAAATATATGAAAGCGCGGATATACCACTCCCAACCAAAGATCCAAACCCAAAAAATGAAGGTTTGTCGTCTGTAATTGTATTTCTAACTTTTGGAGCGTCTTGTGGCAATGTAAGATTGATAAACTTAATAGTTAGCAAGTATAATACAATAGCCATTACAAAATATGAAATACGAACACAAAACGTGCTATTCATTTTTTCACATAATCCATAATTAGTTTGGGTTATATAATGAAACGGTAAGTCTTTGATATAATTATATATATTGTACGCAACAACCACGATTACATAAATATATAAATTTGTAAACATTTGGTATAATATTATATTACTATTATACTACTATACTACTATTTTATATTAACATTTTATTAATATTTTATCCAAAGTAATAAATATTGATAAGCATATTTTGCAAGTGTATCAATAAATTACATATTACCTATTACATATTACATATTATTACTAAAAAAGTAATAATATATTCTGCAATTTATCGCACCGCTTCATAATGTGCCGCCTGCTTCAAATAAGCCCCCGTACGAACATACTAATCAACTCCGGTGTCGATGTATCAAATCCAGCCAAGTTCAATGTATTCTTATCCTTCGGGTCAGCGATTGTCAACTGGTTTGCGACCATCCCAACAACGATCAGCTTTGCATCGATTCCTGTTACCCTGCGATACTGCTCCAGCGCTACTTGAGGATGAACGGTCGGTGCATATGTTTCACTGTCCGTGTATACACAAAATACGTCAATTCCAACCCCATTATGAGTATACATTTTGAGCGCCTCGGTCATTGGTAATGCGCAATCTGTAGCTCCAAACGGCACATCTGTGGCTTTAATTGCATCCTGGATTGTCATTTCGGGGCGAATCTTCCCATTGAAATTGTAGAATATATTACTGAATCCATAAATGTGTACATTTTGTGCCCCCTCAGCATATAGTGTCATCATCGCCATCGCAACCGAACCTTCACGTGGTGTAATATTTTTTGCACCAGCGCACATACACATCGACATACTTCCGGATACATCCAATCCAATCATAAACCTCTTCCCTGTCGGTGTGATATTTCCAAACGCCTGCCTAAATGTCGTCGAGAGTGCAGTCGTGATGTAAGAATTTACAGGCCATGTCATTGAACCAAGGTCGCCCTTTCCTTGTGAATATGTCTTCATTCCGACCAATACTTGAAGTGGGTGAATCTTTGAGTCCTTGACATTTTTAGCATCAGTCAACATTTTAATAATATCCTGCGATCTTGATGATGCAACACCGACCTGTGACAGTTTTCCGAGATTGCGAACCAATGCTGTCATTCCCATTCCAGTGAGAAGTGTATTCCAGATTTGCGGCGTATTTAGAAGCTCCGTCGGCAAATGTTCACGCTGAATTTTTTTATTTTGTTCCATAATTGCAATGGCTGTGGTCGTGTCCTTCTTTTCGCCGGTCTTTGCCAGTTCAATCAATGCCTTCAGAAACCTGGCAGTTGCCACGAGAGGGTCTTCGACATCACTTGCGCTCTTTGCTACTACTACCGATGTTGTAGGCGTAGGCGTAGGCGTAGGTGTGAGCATAGGTGCAGGTATAGCAGGTATAGCAGCTTCTACCATCTCAACTCCTGACAATACATATATTTTATTTGCAGGGTTGTATGAAATATCCTGCAACGATTTCGCTGAAGAGATTGCTTTGCCTCCATACCATAGAACCATATTCCCAAATGGAGCAACGCCCATATCAGCAAGTGTAGTCTTGACATTATGTAACTTCTCGGAATCATCAACCCTAAGTTTTATAAGCTCACCAACCATTGAGCTTTCTGGGTGGACTACCTCAAATAGAACAAGTACCTTTTTAGATACGGATGCAAGTGCTGGTGCTGGGGCCACGCTGCCACCACCTATAACAGACCCAATAAATCCTTTGCCCTCTACTAGAGGTTCTCTGTCAGGAGTTGGAATAGCCATCAATCGTTTAAGAAATTCAGTCCTCTCCATTTTTGCCGGAAGCGTTGTAGCCACAATCCCTTTCGCCGGATTCGCCTCAATCTTGCGTTCGGGTTTGTCTTTTTTCATAATCCATTCCAGTACAAGTCGCCCTCCAGCATCTTTCATTTGCACAGGATTGATATGGAGCAGTGAAATCAAATCCTCGTGTGTCCATCCTTCACGATTTTTATATTTTGTCACCAGAACTGCCAGTTCTAAACCGCCACGCGATGTATAATATTCAGTCAAAACACGTCGCACACCCTTCCCAAATCCCTTCCCTGGTTTCGCCTTGTCTTGCGAGATGTCGCGAATATACTGCACAAGCATAAATAAGTGAGTGGGAATACGACATACCTGATTGATTGCCGCCAGCGCCTGTGCCTTACACGTCTGGTCACGTGCAAATACAATTGCCGCTGCTAGCGACATCATTGTCATTTCCTGTTTCGGTGCTCGTGCATTCACAGAGACATCAATGATATCCCGAATCAAGTGCTCGCACGTAGCAGGCAACGATACAGCCGCCATAATACACCTTGAAATCGTAGTGGCGATAGCCCCGCCACATTGATAGAAACTTCCATTGTCCGACTTGCTTCCAATAATCAAGTATCGCATCCACTCTTGTTCGAGAGGCAGAGGGAACGAATATCCACCCGCATTGTTTGCAACCTGTCCTGGTAGTCCAATAGTTTGCGGAATTTTAACACGCGCCGCTGGATTATTGTGTGCAGACATTGCTGTCTTTAATACAGAACTGCCTTTGCTTTTTGAACCACCTTTGGCTCCTGATTTGCTCTTGCTCTTTCCGGCCATTGTTGGTTACAAAGACGATTGTTGAGTTTGAGGATGACGAACTGTTTGCGTTGTTTGCTTATTTATTATAACCATCTTTATTTAAATCAATTTTCTATATATTATATCGCCGACTATAGTAGTAACCTATACAAAAAAATAATATAACAGATGCAGATATTATTAGAACTATATACGCAGTTGTTGCGGGATTTATTACAGAAAGATTCATACTACTATATATATGATTTTATTTTTATATGAAAATACAAATATTTTATAATTTACGTTTAAAATTTACACTGATAAATTTTATATGTTAAATCCCAATTTTTATTATAATCGCTAAGAATAAGACCATTATTTCTATGGTATTCTGTATCCGCGTGAGCACTTGACGGAACGCGCCAATTTCCATACAATTGTGTCAAATATAGCCCTGGATCTTTTGGAATCGGATATTCTTTACCGTTCATTGTAGCGGTTTCTAATAGAGGGAATGCAGGATTCGCATAAATATCGCAATAATTATCGGCACTATCCTCTGTTAAATATACGGATATTAGATTGCCGCCTGAATAATCAGGAAATCCTTTATATTTTCTTTTTACTGTTAGTCCATACTTTGGGAAGTCTACGGCTGTTAAGAGTTTATCCCACGCTGATAAATGAATCGTTACATCTACATCGGTGTCGTGGCTTAATATTCGCCCTTCGCGAATACATCCAAGAAGCGTACCGCAATCCAAATAGAACGGTATATCACTTTCTTTAAGAGCGAGTGATGTGGCGTCTAATAATTTATAAAAATTTTGAACCCTCTGTTGGGTTTTATATGCTTCAATTCTCGACCTATTGGCTAACTCTTTTTCTAAATTAGGGTTGTTAGTGTTGTTAGGGATGTTATTTATTTGTATTTTGGCAGGCGCTATTATAGGCACACGGAGTGCCATTTTAGGTACAGATTTATTAAATTTTTGTTGTTGATTGCCTCGCGTGAGTGGCTTATATTTAACATAACCATAAAAAGATGTGAAAATATTTTTTAACATTTTTATATTTAGATATATTTATTTTTAGTAATATACTTAAATCCGAATAATCACGGTGCGGTAAATTTAATATGTTTTTATAACTCAATAATAATAATAATAATAATAATAATAATAATAATAATAATGTCAACGCCGATTGAAGATAAAGATACAAAAAATGTTGATTCGGGTACGGATGAGGATAAATGTTTAACTACGAAAAAACGAAATCGAAAACATAGCGCTCAATCTTTGCCTCAAGGTCTAGAACATCATATGATGAAGAAATATGTAGTATACTATCGCGAATGGATAGATAGGTCACACACAAAAGAGCGCGAATATTTCAAAATAGAAAAACATCCCGAATTACCTAAATCGTGGACATCAAGTAAGTCAGCTAAAGTTAAACTAAGCGACAAATTAGCAGATGCAAATAAAGTTATCGACGACTTAGAAAAAAAGAGGAAGGAGAATTTACATAATCAAACTCCATAAAATTTAGTATATTTGTATAATAAATATTGAAAATACTTAATTATATAATAATATGATAATATAATATAATAATAATGCCTAGTAAAAAACGTTCTGGATTTTTTAATGACACAAGAGCATATTCTTATGATAATATGTCTGTTAAACACAATCCCAATACAACCGATAGTGTCTGTCAAAATGGATATCCTGTAAGCCAGTATCATAATTTAAATCCTGTCGAAGCATTGTATAGTATTTGGAATTCATATCAATCAATGCCGATAGCTAATTTTTCAACGATACAAAAATCTGTTTTGGCACCAAATAATTTAACAAATCCTCCATCTGGGCCAGCAAATATATTTATAATAAGACATGGCGAGAAAAATTGGATAAACTATGGTTTAGATAAAAATGGAATTTATAGAGCGTGTCAACTAGCAAATTTTATAAATACTTTAGCAAAATCTTCATACCCTATTTCGTATATATTATCAAATCAACCCGACGCATACAATACAAATACTTCTATGCATCCCGCACAAACAGTTTCATCTGCTTCTTTTTTATTGAATATACCACATATTATGTATAGTAATGCTTCTGACGTAGATACAACAGTTAAAGCCTTATATGAAACTGGTATTTATGACGGATTAAATGTATTAATATGCTGGAACCATCAGCATATTCAGAAATTATGTTTAGAATTATTAAATACTGGAGCAGCACAAAGTATTTCAAGAATAACTCAAAATAATGCTAACGATTTTTTTAAGGAAACAAATGCATGTCCAGATGGAAATTATGTAACCACTGACCCAACCAGTCTATTTTATCCACCACAACAACCGCAATTACACGATAACTATAAAGACTCTCAGTATTATCCTTACTGGAATAATAATAATTTTAATTCTATTTATTGTTTTTATTCAAATCAAACAAATGGTTATAAATTTACTTTTGAAATAAAATCCATACCGATTAATACTTGTTATACATCTTGTAATTTAAATATAGGTTTATATCAGGCTATTGGAACCACATATTATGAAAATTATAATACTGATAATGATATAGAAAGTAACTGTGAAGTTCCATCAGAATGGTCAGTTTAGTTAATATATCATCATTTTAATAATTTAACTATATTGCTTTATATATTACAAAAACACACTTAAAATATAAATAATAATAGTTAATAGTAATTATTATTTATATTTAATCTAATGGAAATCCTAACAAAATTACCATCTGATTTACAAGAACATATACTTGTCAAAGTTATGAAACGATATAAACTGCGAGATGGAGAATATGTCAGACAAATCGACAAAAGTAAATATAAGTTCCTTGACTATATTATGCGACCATCTATAAATAAAAATTCATTCCATTACTATGAAGATATACACGAAGATATATTTAATAGCAATGATGATAGACAACGTTTCCATTACAAATTTTACATAAAAAATTTATACGACAACGCTGTTAGAAAAGAATCAAACATCGATGATGATATGGTAGATGTGCGTATAGAATATAAAAATAACATTTATTACTATGAAATTAGCATATATAGACTAAAAATGAAAAATATAGATGAAACTAATTTCACACCTGAAAAATTGCGCAAAGATATATATCACAAAGGACCATTGGCACATAATTATTTTTGGGATTTTTTAGAATTTTCTTATGAAGTGAAATAAATTCAATATTGTAAATTCAATATTGTAAATTCAATATTGTAAATTTAACATAATATTTTCATATATTATATAAAATATAACAATATATAAATATAACAATATGATTCTCGAAGAACGATGTTATGTTGTTTATGGAAATGATTTTAAACCTCTTAAAATAAAAGGCTACTCCAATAAAAATAAACTAGTCGAGTCTTTAAAATTAAAAGGATTCAAACCAAAAAGTTCATTATTAAATTGTAATTCACAAAATGGTAAGAAATGTAAAACAACGCCTACTTTTTATTAAACCGTGTAATAATATAACAATTCAAATTATATTTTGTATATTTCGTATATTTCGTATATTTCGTATGTATTTAAAAAGATAACTATAAAATATATAACTTATATTAAACCCAAAATACTTTTCTTTGTTTAGATAAATGAAAATGTATAACCCTTTTTCTCTTTTAATTCCTTTTTTATTGTATGCGACAGCATTGCCGATTAATATGGTACCTGATAATATCATCTCCACATCCACCACATATACCCCTCGCGATATAAATATCTTATCAGTTGGCGACTGGGGTTCGGCTGCACTCGGAGGTTATCATTTGCGAAATGCACAAAGCACGGCATACGCTATGAAAATATACGCCTCAGAATATAACCCACGGTTAGTTTTAAATACTGGCGATAATTTTTATTATTGCGGGATTCAAAATACTAGCGACTCTCAAGTCAATTCCGACTATGTGGAACTGTTTGGTAATATTGGTCTGCCTTGGTATAATGCTCTGGGTAATCACGATTATGGTTTTAATCCTGACGCCCAATTAGAACTGAACCAGACCATTCCTCAGTGGATAATGGATGCCAGATACTACCATCGACGCGTAATATTTAATTCTAGTGATAACGATGGCACCAATATCGCATTAAATATAATCGCACTTGATACAAATCCCTGTGTCAACGATTATAGAGGAGACGACCGTGCAAAATGGGACCCTTGTAGTATACAATATCCTCTATGCTCCCCTGTCGCAGGAGAATGTATGTTTCACGAAAATATAATCAATCAATCATGTAAAATACAGCTGGATTGGTTTAATACAACACTTTCAAATATACCACCAACCGAATGGGTATTTGTCATCGGTCACCATAAAGCCGATGAAATAGATGCCGAAGATTTTCAATCATTACTAGGCAGCAATCGTGTCAATTTATATCTAAATGGACATAATCATAATTTGGAGCATTATTCTATAGACAGAGAGGCAAAATATATAACAACGGGTGCGGGCGGTATGGTAATTATAGGCTCCGATGGACATTCAAACGTCAAACTACACGACGAGTCGACCGAATTCAAACATAGGAAACACGACTTTAAAAGCGTATGGAGTAAAGTTATAACCGGATTTTCGTCTCATACATTTATTAATAAGGGTACAAAGGTTATAACCAAATTTTGGGATGTCTCGCAGAACGTACTGTACAATTTTACTATATCGCATATGTAATACGCTATGTCGTCTTAATACAATAGTCGCACAAATATCCTCTTTTTTCCCTTTTTGTTGTGATAGAAAGATGATTCTTAAATAACCCGCAGCTATCACACTTATAAACTACGTGAGAATTGTCATCTGCAGTTGAAAGTACTGCACGTTTATTTACGGGACACTTTTTCAATTCGATACATTTTCTAAACATAATAAATAATATATATTGATATTGATATATATTATTTATTTATCTATGTTTTATTTTGTTTATAAATTATTTTGTTTATAAATTATTTTGTTTATAAATTATTTTGTTTATAAATTATTTTGTTTATAAATTATTTTATTTATAAATTATTTTGTTTATAAATTATTTTGTTTTGATTACATAGAATTACACCGAGTTATACCGAATTAAATAGCTTGTTCATATTTTCAACTTCTGGTTTATTTGACGACGAAACAAAAATTCGCCTTATGAGCTCATCGTCCCTAAATCTTACAGTATATGTCTGCTGTAATTTGTTTCTACCGATTCGCCCCATTGCTTGAATCGTCTTCTCTTGTGTCATATTATTCAAATCTTTGCTAATATACCCGTGACAAAACTGGTAATTCGTTCCGTATACATAATCCGATGAAGCAATAATCAAGTATAATTTCTGATTTTGCGCCAACTCCTTTATAATTTCATTGTACTTCACATTTGTATGATTTGTAATCGCTCCAATACCCATAAGTAATAATATTTTCCAATGATTTTCAATCTGTAGCAACATAATTTTCTCCACGATGTTCTCATCCAGATTACAAGAAAACTCATTCGTATATTCATCGCGTTCCGTCCACCGTCTTAAATGTTCAAGCTTATTCGGCACAAAAATATCATTTAAAGCAATACGTCTCACACCACTTCGTATAATATCAATCATTTGCTGTTTTTCGCGAATTTCTCTTGTATCAACTACTATATTGCTACTCCCCGACGACGCCTTCCTTGTACCGCCGTCCTTTGCACCATCTCCTCTCATTTTCTCCTTCTCTTCTTCTATGTTTTGGATTTCTTTTTCTAAAACATCGATTTTATTTGATAGACCATTGTTATGCTCTATCGCATCCATAAGGTCGTCTATAACTTCCGCAGGAATTTTCGAATTTTGAATCGCAAACTTTGCTATCTTCTCTACATCATTTGTCAAAAAAATCGTCGGTCCATCCGTCAATGTATAAGCATCAGCAGTAGTAAAATATATATTAGAATCGTATAATTTCACACGCGCGTCTTTCATTTTATTGTAAACCTGCGACCATTTCTCTGGCTTAATATTTTTCATAAGAGTCAAATAATACAGCTTTATATTTGTCATTGTAATATCGTTGATATCTGCAAAATATTGCTGTAAAGAAAATCGTGCACTTGTATATAATGACTCCTCATTTACATACATTATAAATTTTACAATTTCATTTAAATCAAAATACCGCAGTAATGTTTTGTATTTAGAGCAATGCTCCGTCGATAAAATAGCATCAGTATAATCCTCAAACAAAAAATGAAGCATTTCTATTTTATTATCCTTGTTTACAATCGGAATCGACTTGGAGCAATCGTGGCTAACTATTGAAATAATATCCGCGCCAATAAATCGTGCCCTGAAATCCATTATGGTTCCCTGTATTTCATTTTCGTGTGGAAGTGTCGCAGACGATAACACAATATTTGGGATCTGATTCTCCACCCAATTTCGTTTAATTAATTTGTGAAAATCGTGGTCTTTATAGTCCAGCGAAATAGTAGGCTCATCGAAGTACGTTATTATATCGTTCACATTATTAAACGCCTTCATATATAACATTGCGTGAATATATGACTTTATATCGCTAATCATAATCTCTACTTCATCTCCGACTGTATTGTCCACACGACGTATGCGACCATTTTTATCTCGCGTTGATTCCTTTGCTGCATAATAGTGCAGACGAATATCGCTGACACTATTACAACCGAACGCAAATGCGATTTTTTTCATTGCACTAATTGCCGATTTTGCCAGTGCTAATCCGACATGCCTTGCCGCGCATACGAAAATAATCCTGTTTTTTTTGGTTATAAAACCACCCACTTTTTTATCCGGATTTGGTATATTATATGGCTCGGATAATCCGATAGGTGTCAGTGTTTTACCGGTTCCTGTAGGCGCAATATATAAAATCAGTTTCGGCGCCAGGGTCTTGCATTTTGTAAAAATCTGTTTCTGGTGTTCATATAATCTACAATCTTGGTATTTCAATAGATATTCATTTTTTTCGACAAAACGTTGCGAATATTTCAAAAATGTTTTTACATTAAAGTTTGACTCGTATTTTTTAAGAACATGGTCTACGAATTCGACAACATATTTATTTAAATTTTCAATTTCGTTTTTTCTCATAAAGTGTAAAGTATAATAATAATAATACCAATTTGCCTTTTTATCTACATAAAATTCCACCAAATTATCTATAATTTCGAGCAAAATATATTCGTAAATTTTGTTATTACTTGCGTCGAAATTATTATTACTGATACGCATCTCGTCGATTTTTTTAATTTTCAGATTTTTATTTTTGCCCAATATTTCTACACAATCGAATCCCTCATAATCATATTCTTCGCATATTTCCTCTATCTTGGTTTTAAAATATTTATTAAATAAGTATACCATAATTTCTTCGGTTATGGACGTTTTCAATACACCGATTATTGATTTCGTCGAATTGTATTTGATATTTACGTCATTGAACCCTTTCTTAATCATATTCAAAATATCTATTTCTTCTTTTGATTCCGGAATCTCGGTATAATCCCATTCTGCCTTTGATAATTTTTTTTGATGCAAGTCGACGTGTAACTCGATTTCCGGTTCTTGTGCCGGGACCGGAGCTACTGCAGACGCTGGTGCTTCCATAAAAGATAATTTATCCGGAATGGATGATGAGATGATACGCGCAGGTAACTTTGTAGATAGATAGATATAACATAATATATTTAACCTATTTTGATATATTATATTATGGGGTATACCGTGTTACTATTTACGATATTTACAATATATATTATTATAGTATATTATAGTATATATAAAATTGAAGAGTAATATACAATATATAATATAAAGATATATCAAAAATAACGATGTCTTTTTCCGCCCCACTTGCAAATATTGCCCTCGGTCAATGCCGCTGCTCTATAAGCGGTTGTAGATTTTGTGATACTCCTATTATCATAAGCGTCGATGGAAATATCGGTTCAGGCAAATCAACAAATGTACACGACCTTAAAAAATTCTACACAGAAAAGGGGCGAACGGATATTCTATTCATCCAGGAACCAGTAGATACTTGGAATATGGTGGTAGATAAAGATGGTACACCTATACTCTCTAACTTCTACAAAGACAAAAAAAGATTCGCATTTCGTCTCCAAATGTTAGCATATATTTCGAGACTGAAACTTCTTCGTGATGCTATTAAGCAAGGGTACAAATATATTATTACCGAGCGATGTGTCTCCACTGACCGCAATGTATTTTCGAAAATGTTATACGACAAGGGTGACATCGAACACGACGAATATATTATATACAATAAATGGTTCGAGGAATTTATTACAGATGTACCGATTGGCGCCATCGTATATATAAAAGCAAACCCGGATGTTTGTCTCGAACGTGTTAATTTTCGAGCGAGAGAGGGAGAAAATATACCGCTGGAATATTTGGAAGAATGTGATAAATACCACGATGAATGGATTAATAAAGAGAAGGTCCCTAAACTTGTTATCGACGCGAATCGCGACTTCAAGCAAAATCCGGAAGCACGCGAAGAGACCCTTAAAATAATTGACGAGTTTATTAACTCTCTATGAACAGAGACCATTTATGGGAGGGCTGGTATTGACGAATGGATAAACATCCTAATCCTAATACTACCCATTTTGAATATACTGAACGTCAAATATTCTATGCGATTTATATTTTAAAATATCCAACTCATTACTTGTAGTTGGAAATAAGTCGTTACCATATACATCCTGTAAAAGCAACCATTCAAACATTCCCCCTACATATACATATACGTTCGTGAATCCGAGACTCACTAATTGTTGATATTTTTTATATACATTATCGTCATTACAATTGCGCCCATATATGATAATATTCTTATTCTTCGATTTTTTTATTATTGAATTTATAAGCGCCTCTTCATTTTCTATTTTTATAGTATTTAAAATAAGACACTGTTGCATAGATTGGTCTAGTGTATTTATAATAATATAGTTATTCATATTTTTACACGCCTTCTGCATATCTTCGCAATTTATTTTTCGTATTGAAGATGTGTTTCCCATTTTAAATATTCAAATGTATGTGTATGTGTATGTGTATGTGTATGTGTATGTGTATGTGTAATCGGTTTCTATCTAATAGAAAAAATTATAATAATTATATTTGTTTTACGTTTTGATTTTACATCATTTTAGTTAATTAATAATTAATTCACTGTTAATTATTAATCGTTAATTTATATTTGATTGGTGTTTGATTGTTAATCAAAGTTCACAACAATCTCAACTTTCTCCTTTTTAATACTCTTGGTTGCTGATATAGAAAGCTCCTCGCGCTTCTTCCTTGTTTTATTATTCGCCTCCATCTTAGCACCACTTTCTAAATCGTTATACCCCTCAAATTCCTCGTTTTCCTGATTTTGAATTATTTCATTATGATAATTTTCGCTATTATTTTCATATTCGTTATATTCATTTGACTCTCTAGAAATATTTGAGACATTTGATGCCGATGAACACGCAGTTCCCGACGACAATAATTTCTTTTTCGATGTACTATTTCGATTATTCATATCTTTTTCAATATTAGCATAATTCTCCTCGATATAGCGAATTACATTATTTTCTAGCGCCCATTTGAAAAAATTCAACTGTCCAATGGTTGTCTGAATATATTTACCATCCTTGTAGGGAACCGTTATTCTATCCCATCTACAGAATGGGTCGAACCTCTTCTTCGAATATGCTTTCAGTTTTAATTTGTAATCAACGTACACCTTAAAGCGTCTACACGCTACGCCAGTACCACCACCGCCGCCGCCACTGCCTTCACTATCGCCTATCGTATATACAGTATAGTACTTTTTGGCATAGTTGGTAGCAAACCAGTCAATAATCCTCAGCGAAATACGCGATTCCCCATTAATAATGCGTAACATATAATCCATATTATTATCTATCTCATAATATTTCAAAAGGTTGGTCATTAATAAATTGTTCTGCGTCGTATAGTTTAAATTTGTAGATGTCATTTGGAGTAATTTAATTTATTGATTGTGTTGGATTAGATTAGATTATAATAGATTATAATAGATTTGGTATGTTTTATATAATACATAATTCTTAGAATCATTTTAAATGCTTTTATTTAAATAATATTATTTATGTATCATTATCTTTTTTTATAAATTTCAATTGTTTCCCTAATTTAAATCTTTCACTGTTCATTGTCCCCCTTCTTATGTTACAATCTAGACACGCTATTACTATGTTATCCTTATTATGCCCATAATCGTTATCTATTCTATCAACAGTCCATTGCGTTTTGGACAATACCTCGTTATATAAAATATAGCATTTCTTTTCGCAATAATGACAGCATAGTCTACACGCGGTTAATTTGGACAATATTTCTTCCATATCTATAAATTTTGCCGAATCAAATAATTTCTTTTCAACATCTTGACGCTTATATCCGTCTATCTTTTTCTCGATTTCTTTTATGAAAATCTCCCGATTTACGAGCGGCTTAACATCCATATATAATTTATTTATTATACTTATTTGTTCATCGTGACTTTCATAACACTCAAGTATTTCTTTCGACCATTTTTTTACCGCAGTTCTTTCGTGTATAGCATCAGGATTATTCATTGAATTTATTTTATCTGTATTTCTTTTGCCTGTTATAGATATCGATTTCATTTTGTATTATATAATATCTATAATAATGTCTATAATAATGTATATAATAATGTCTATAATAATGTCTATAATAATGTCTATAATACGTTAACCCATACAAAATATAAAATACGGAAATAAAGAAATATAAACTATAAAAAAAGAAGTTAAACTGTACTCATTATATAATATATACAATGAGTAAAGAACTTCAAGAATTGAAAAATATAAAATATAAGTCTATGATTTTAAGTAATAATAGCCATAATAACTTAAGCCCACGAGAAATAAATGATACAGCCAATATAAACGATTTTCTTGAAAAAGAAAAGAAACAACACACGGGTGAACATTGGAGTAAATTGGATAAAACGATTAAGATGCAGAAAATACGCGCTTATGTTGAAAAATATAGTATCGATAATAGTTTAAATCAAAAAGACGAAAAATCGCTTCTGGTCTTTCTAACAACAAGTCTTGACCAAAAAAAATTATCAAAAACAAAGGATGTTGTTTATGATAAAACAACCGGGGTCATTAAATCGATTCCGTCTCTTTTGTTTAATCAAACGCATAAAAAATTTACTCTTAAACGATGTGAAAAACGGCAATCTACTATGCGTTCTCTCGCTCCTAAAAGGGCAAATAAAACTGTTAGAACAGGGTCACGTCCTGGAAGCGCATCTGCGTCGAAAAATAATTCAAATCATAATAGCGATGATGAATCTAGCGGGGCTAAGTAAGTTGCGAATATGTTATGGATTAGTGGTTTTATTGTTATGTGTCAATACAGAAAATATAAAATTGATACAGACTTAAACATAAGTCCTCAATTAATATAATAATATACCATCATACTGCATCTATATTGCATCCATAACGCAACTATAAATATGACAGATGCTTGCGTTCAAACAGACGACATAATAATAAATGGCATTCCGCTAAATGAATATTTAAAGAATAGTAGCGTTGAGATTAAAAATGAATGTGATATCTGGCTTGAAACTGAGTCTGATACAAGCGGAGATGAGGCGGAGGTGGAGGTGGAGGCGCCGGTAGGCACTTATCTCACCGAAGAAGAGCGACAATATTTTGCAGAATCTATTCTCGAATGTATCGACGAGGTTGTTCGATTAAACGCCCTACATTTTAGTGATCCTTTATTTCATACAAAACTTGAATCAGCTATATATGAAATCATAAATTCAAACCTTACAGATAGTAATGGTATTTTCCAAAAAGATGTATTTGACATCCCAGACGAGATAGATGAAGAAATAGAAGAAATTGTGACCTATTGCATTGATGCTTATTTTAATTCTATTGTACCACCACGCTCACACCCTACATCGTTTATTACACATCATACAAGCATTACCGATATTGCACGAAATATCGAATATTTGAACTCTATACCTCAACACGAGCAACGAACACCCGAATGGTATATTCGCCGCTATAATATGATTACAGCCAGCTCCGCCTGGAAAGCATTTAAAAGCGATTCAAATATAAACCAGCTTGTTTATGAAAAATGCAAACCTTTATCTATTGTGTCATCATCGTCCGCACCAGGACGTGGCGAAGAAGATAATTCGACAAGTCCAGAACACGCGCCGCAATATATAAATATAACTGAGAAAACATTTGTGAATGTGAACTCGCCTCTACACTGGGGTCAAAAATATGAAGAATTATCGCGCGCGATTTATGAGGCCAGAAATAATACAAAAGTCGGCGAATTTGGATGTATACCTCATTCTGACTATCCATTTCTTGGCGCGTCACCTGACGGAATTAACATTGACCCGTCTTCGCCACTATATGGGAGAATGCTCGAAATTAAAAATATCGTAAATCGCGATATAACAGGCACACCTCTAGAAGAATACTGGATACAAATGCAGCTTCAAATGGAAGTATGTAAATGCGACGAATCCGATTTTCTCGAAACGCGATTCAAAGAATATGTCGATGAAGAAGCGTTTTTGGCAGATTCGGCGTCAGATATTGACACCGAATTTTGTATCACCGCTGCCGGAACACTTAAAGGGATTATTACATTCTTTATGAAAAATGGTAAACCTATATACGAATATGCCCCCTTAAATATAACCCAAAAAGACTACGATAAATGGCGCGAAGATATAATCGATAAAAATGCTGATTCGATGTGGGTAAAAAACATTTACTGGTATTTGGATCAATATAGTTGTGTGCTTGTTAAACGCAACCCTATTTGGTTTAAGGCGGCAATACCCGTCATTGAACGCGTGTGGGGTATAATTTTAAATGAACGTGTGTCAGGTTATGAACATCGTGCGCCCAAAAAACGTTCCCCTCCTAAAAAAAAGACGACTAATGATGATAATAATAATGTTTCTGTAATTTCGTCATCATCGTCATCAGCCACTCCATCCTCATCAGGATGCCTTATTGTAATTTCAGATATTGATTTTAATTTGTAGTGTAGTATTCAAGCATATTTCCTAAATATATTATTTAAGATTTGGCTGCCCACCAGTTTATACGAGTTACATTTGCAGACATCGGTATAGATTTACTGGGATTGTTCATTTTTATTTTCGTTTTTTCATATGGCGTCCCACAGAACTCGGCGGTAGAACACGAACCATTATCTGGTGTGCTCCAATACCGAACATTATTTGTTTGCTGCTTATATGAACTAGGATATACAGGTCGTTGTTTCCAATTTGTATTGTTATTATTTTTCGTAACATTTGTATTTTTTTTGACATTATAATCACCTGAAAGTAATGGTACGTTGGCGGATTTAGGATAGGAACCAGGCATAAGTCGATTATTATTATTTATATTTGGTAAAAATGTTTCTTTATGATATACTTGGATTATTCCAAAGTACGATAATAACACTAATACTAAAATAACAAACAATACACTGTTTATTGAAATATTGAAGTTTGGTATCATTTTTTTCATATTTGTTAAATATTCGTGTATATAATATTCTTATATATAATATAATATTCGTGTATATAATATTCTTATATATAATATAATATTTTTTGCATATAATATTTTTGCATATAATAAAATATTATATTCAGTTATATTTCAATATTTTTAATATTTCAATATTTTTAATATTTTAATATTGTAATATTTATATAGACGTATACGCAATAATAAATGAGCAAACGTCGTCCATCTCCACCTAAAAAAAATATGGATCCTTCTAGAAATCCCGATGGTTCATTACGAAGTCGCGAAGAATATGAAAGGGCTATAGAAGAGCTATCCAACCCGCGCCGCGTTAGTCCCGGATTTGCTAACCCAATTACCGGTTTAAGTATGGATTTAGATCGTAGACATTTACATCACGCTTCCGAGGATGAGTTAAGGCGCATCGAAGAAATGCAGCGCCCTCTTCCTCGTTCAGGGTCGCCACAAGGAAGAAGTGGAATGATGAGCACGACATTAGCAAGACGACGTGCTATAGATGCGATGATAGAAAAAGCACGACAAGCTCAACTCGCTTATTATGCTATGTTGGAACGAAGATATGGCGCTGTTCGCGGTGATGTAGATAGCTATTTAGTCGCTATGGAGAGACACCAGTATGATATGGAAAAGGAACGCAAGAAACAGGATAAAGTCGCCGCTGGAACTATGCAAGAGTATAAATCAGCTGTCGAAATAGAAGCTATGATTAGAGGTTTAGATGAGGAAGTTCGCGAAAGACTTCATAAGGCAACTGTGGCGCACCAAAGAGCAGATTCACATTGGCGTGAATATGACCGCGAAAAAACTAGAAAAGAAGAGGCTGAAATTGAACGTCTGCGCCAAGAAGCAGAAGCACTTCGCAGAGAATATGAAGCCAGACAAGAGTACGAGCGTAGGCGTCGTGAAGAAGAATACCGTCAATTTCAGGAAAGAGAAAGACAGCGCAGACAACAACGGCAAGAAGAAGAAAGGCGTTATCAAGAACAGGAGCGACGACAGCGTGAACAGGAATGGCATCAACAACAACAACGACGAGAACAACAACAACACGCGCGTGCTGCACGTCCACGCTCCCCTTCTCCTCGTCGTGATGAACCTGAAAGTCCAAAAACTGCATTGGCGCGAAGATATCCTGCCCCAGATACAAGACCGGCGGCATTTGCAGTTTTAGGATTGCCTACATCAGCTAGTAAAACAGAAATCAAAAAGGCATATCGCCACAGTGCTATGGTTCTACATCCTGATAAAAATATCGATAACCAAGATGAAGCCACGATTCGTTTCCAGCAACTACAACAAGCATATAATCTTCTTAATCCACAAGGTGGTGGGAAGCGGGTACGGAGACATATTCGGCATTCGCGCCGCAAATCGCACAAGACACGTCATCATCGTCATCATACTCGTCGCCGATATCGACATAAAACGCACCGCCGCAAATAATAAACTATTTAAATGTTGCCTTGTTGCCTTGTTGCTTTGTTGCCTTTAATTATATGTTCATTAAAAAGTATTAAATATAATATGTTATAATAAAATACACATATTATATAATATACATCACTGTATTTCTGTATTCTTGTATTACTGTATTACTGTATTACTGTATGACGAATCAACCACCCACAATATCGCCTCCCCTCTTAGTCGAGCAAGAAATGCGTGTAAAGAAACGCGATGGCTCCTACCAAGAAATACGCTTCGACAAGATTCTTACCCGTGTCAAGAAAATAGCAGCACAAGCCGGCGTAATTATAAACTTCTCCGCTCTTGTTATGAAAATCATCGACCAATTATATGACGGCATCCCTACTACAAAAATCGACGAGCTTACTGCCGAGCAATGCGCTGCACAATCATCTCTTCACCCCGACTACGGAACACTCGCTTCCTATGTTATCATTTCTAATCATCACAAAAATACCGACCCATCATTTATATCCGTTATGCGTCGTCTTTATGAATTCGTTGATAAAGACGGCAAGCATATACCCCTCATTTCTGAAAGCACCTGGAATACAATCAGTGCAAATGCCGACTTCTTGGAAAATATCGTGACACAACACCTGAAAAACGATTTCCTATTCGACTATTTCGGTTTTAAAACACTCGAGCGCGCATATCTTATGAAAATAGACGGCGTCATCCAGGAGCGCCCGCAATATATGTGGATGCGTGTGTCGATTGGAATACACGGCAACGACCTGAAGAGCGTCTGCAATACTTTTATTCTTATGTCGGAAAAATATTTCACGCACGCAACGCCTACACTGTTCAATGCCGGAACACCTCGCCCCCAACTTAGTTCTTGTTATCTTATTTCGATGGAAAGCGATAGCTTGGATGGCATCTTCAATACACTTAAAGAATGCGCCAATATTTCGAAATGGGCAGGCGGAATCGGCCTCCATATTCATAATATTCGCGCTGCTGGAAGCCTAATTCGCGGCACCAATGGGTCGTCTTCAGGTATCGTACCAATGTTGCGCGTTTTTAATAATACCGCGCGCTATATAGACCAGGGCGGACGCCGCAATGGAAGTTTCGCCGTCTACCTCGAACCGTGGCACGCCGATATTGTAGACTTCCTTGACCTCAAGAAAAACCAAGGTGACGAAGAAATGCGTGCCCGCGATCTCTTCTACGCCATATGGGTGCCCGACCTTTTTATGGAGAAAATTAAGACGGATGAAGAATGGTGCCTCTTTTGCCCCGATGAATGCCCAGGATTAGCCGACGTTTATGGTGCCGAATTCAAGGCATTGTATAAGAAATATGAATCTGAGGGCCGATATAAACGCAAAATAAAATCCCGGGAATTATGGTTTAAAATTCTAGACAGTCAAATGGAAACCGGCACGCCTTATTTGTGCTATAAAGATGCCGCGAATTCGAAAAGCAATCAGAAGAATCTCGGTACAATTAAGAGCTCCAATTTATGTACAGAAATTATAGAATATTCCGATAAAAATGAGACGGCTGTTTGCAATCTCGCAAGTATCGCCCTGAATCGGTTTGTTGTGCGTGCGCCTGATTCAGATACCAAACCCGCTTTATTTGACTACCAACAGTTACACGATGTGGTGTGCGTAGTTACGCGAAATTTAAACCGCGTTATCGATGTGAATTTTTACCCCACTGAGAAAACACGCACCAGTAATATGCGCCATCGCCCGATCGGTATTGGCGTCCAAGGTCTCGCGGATGTATTCTTTATGATGAATATTGCTTTTCATAGTGCGGCGGCATCGGCTATCAATCGGCTTATTTTTGAGACGATATACCACGCGGCGCTTACGGAGTCGAATAATATTGCAAAAGAAAGAGCCATTTATTTCGCATCGAATCCGGTTGTTGTTGCGATGGATAGTGTGGGAACAGGCGCAGATAGTAAACACTCATTGACACGCGACGAATATGAGAAGTTATGCGAGCACCCTGACTTGATGGGCGCATATTCATCATTTATTGGTTCACCTACTTCAGAAGGTATATTCCAATTTGATATGTGGAATGTTGAGCCAACGCCTGGAAGATATGACTGGAGTCATCTGCGTAAACAAATAATACGTTACGGGTTGCGAAACTCGCTACTTGTTGCGCCTATGCCTACCGCAAGCACGTCGCAGATTTTAGGCAATAATGAATGTTTTGAGCCGATAACTAGTAATATTTATATGCGCCGAACATTAGCAGGTGAATTCATAATGGTGAATAAATATTTGATGAAAGAGTTTATGGATTTAGGAATCTGGAATGAACGTGTGAAGAATAATATTATCGCGAATCGTGGAAGTATTCAACAATTATCGGAAACATTATTTCCTGCCGTGAAGGCGGAACATATTAAAGAAAAATATAAGACAGTTTGGGAAATGCCGATGAAACATTTGATTGATATGGCGGCAGATAGGGGTGCATTTATTTGCCAAAGTCAGAGCTTGAATTTATGGCTGGAAGAGCCGAATTATAATACGTTGACATCGATGCATTTTTATTCGTGGACACGTGGACTTAAGACGGGGATTTACTATTTGCGTAGAAAACCGAAACACCAGGCACAACAGTTCACGATTGAACCAGAACGTGGAGATGTGGCGAAGGATGGAGGAAATGAAGTAGTTATTATTAATAACAACGAAAATGATATTTGCGAAATGTGTTCTTCGTAAAAATTTTATTCTATGTTTATTATATATTTATTGTATAGAATCGAAATTAATAAAGATGAGTGTCACACCCCCCGATATATCCCTTGATATGATTGCACTTTTTAATGATGCTATAATGAGAATATTCAGTGATAGATATATGGATACTACTACTACTAGTTTGATGCTTATTCCGCAAAATGGAGATAAAACGACTCCTGCTTTAAACCTAAAAAGAAATGCATATATTAAATTTCTAAAAAAAAATGGTTTTATTCAAGACGGTATTAGTATGAATACGTTCGTCTTATCAGCAATAACAGCATTCAGCAGAGATCGAGACAAATTTCTAAAAAATGTTCGAGAATTTATTAAAAAGATGGAAGTACAAATAGACCCTCGTAACAATAATATTGAAGTAACGCTCCACGATAGAATACGTAGGGGTACAATTGTCAATACAGAAAAAAGTAGAATAGGTGGGATACTAACAGACCCTTCTTACCATTGCGAGTCTCTGAAATTATTTATGGCAATATTAACCGCAGTGCTCCATTTAAATCAGCCTATACTTAAACGTACTGATATCACTCTAACATTTGAATTTTTGAAAGGATTATTTGGTAGTGGGTTAGTAGAAAGTGTTAAAAATTGTTCTGGTAAAACTGTTTCTGTTAATCCAGATTTAGACCCTGTAAGTTCTAATATTTACCAATTTATTATTGATGAACTACAAACTTATGCTGATGAGGGTGCTTCTGCTGCTGCTAATGATGACGGTGATGCTGCTGCTCATAATGATGATAAAGCTGCCAAAAATGATGCTATTCCTGTAGCTGCCACTGATGATGTTCCTGTGGCTGATGTTGCTGCTGCTCCTCCTCCTCCTGCTGCTGCTGCTGCTACTGCTGCTGCTGCTGTTACTGCTGCCGCCGCTGCTGCTGCTGCTGCTGCTAGAAGTAATGATGCCCTTAACGCCCTTCAAAATCTAGATTATCCTAAAAATATTAATAGCGGAGATGTTAACGATGTTCTTGGCGGCTCCAAATCCAGGCGCATACGTCGCCGTAAACATCGCCGCAAAACCCACCATAAACACTCGCGTAAAACTCGTCACAAACGCACACATCGGTCACGCACCGCCCGTAAGCATAAAAAATATTCTCGAAAGCATTAAGCCATCACCTCCCATAACCGCACAGTCTCATCCACATTTGCCTACAACTCTAGCAGCAATTCTCGCGAAACAGTGCACGGAATTCCCGCGATTCCAGTGACATATTCACGCCGTGTGCCAGTTTACAATAACATTTCAGTGTAATAATCGTATCCGCAAACGAATTGTGTAGATTTTGCGGTGCAGGTATTCCCGGGAATAAGTGCTCATATAGTTCCATAAGTTTCGGGAATTTGAACCCCTTTGTACCGTTCGAAAACGTGTACTCGATTTTACATACCTCTTTGCTGTTTTTCATAGTACAATAATCCGCCGGAAAATTCATCCGTATATTGTTGCGAATCCCTTCCACGATCATAAACCTTTTGTCGAAAGACACATTATGTCCAACACAAATATCTACCTTCGATAGTGCATCGCGAACACGTATAAGTGCCTCCTGAATAGGTATACCTTTTGCTTCCATAATCTCCCGCGTAATTCCGTGGATTCCTTCCGATACAGGGTCGACAATAACCCACGAATTCAGTCTGATATATGCATCATATGTCTCTTCCAATTCGCCTGTTTCTGTATTGTATATAATATAACTGATTTGCATAATATGCGGCCATTTGTCAGTATCATAAATCGACGGATTGCGTTCTTTGGGCAAGCCTGATGTCTCGGTATCGAAAACGAATACTTTCATTTTTCTTGGTTTTTATCGTGTTTTGTCGTGAGGAGGTGTGTGATTTTTTCTTTCTTTTTCTTGATTGTCTATATTTATAATAGAGCCAATTAAGCTTTCAATTTATCGTAAAAATAATAAATATAATAAAAATAATAAAAATAATGCGAATTATTAATCAATAATTAATATTCGATATGTGATATTCAATGCGCAATATTCACGCAAAATCTTTACACAACCCGAAACTCCGTCTATGCCATTTGCTTATCCCGTGTTCACGAATTCCATCCATATGTTTTTTTGTTCCATATCCTTTATTGTTTCCCAAGTCGTATTTTTCAACTAATTCAGGATATTCTTTGCACATTTCGCCGATATAGTCATCGCGTGATACTTTGGCAAGAATAGAAGCAGCAGCAATAGAAGCATACGTATTATCTCCACTTTCTACACATATATGTGGTATTTGTATATATGATTCTCCACCACCGCCGCTACTACCGTAGCATAATTTCATCATCGGTATAAAATCATTCCCATCAATTAGTAGGTATAACTTATCCGCCGATGTGTTCATTTTCTCCATTATTTCATTTATGGCTTGATGCATACAATCGATAGTTGCCCGCCTTATATTTACCTGGTCAATTTCTGTATGCTCTGCGTATTTTACACTCCAGGCAATAGCGTGCGATTTTATATATTCTGCCGCTTCTTTTATTTTTTTCTCAGAATGAAACTTTTTACTATCTTTCATTTTCGAGAAATCAAATAATTTACTATCTTTAGGTAAAACTACCGCGCCGACATAAACGCGTCCAAACATAGGTCCCCGTCCTGCTTCATCTACTCCAATTTCAATAAACGGTTTTGAATAATCATTTTTCCCGTCGCTATCACCATCACCATCACTATCACTGTCGCCATCCCCGTCTATACGAAAATGCGATATTTTTAATATATGTTTAGATGTTGTTGATATACCCTTTACAGATTTTGAAGACATTTGTATTGTGCGTTATGTTTATATGTATGTTGGTTTATTGGTTGAATTGCAATATTGCTTTTATATACTAATATAACTACGAAAATAATATCAATTTTACGTATAAAAATATTACCAACAAAAATATATTTATATAATATATACTATATACCAATGAAACTTACAAAGCTTCATATATTTATTATAATACTCATTGCGCTTATTCTTTGCCCGACTTTAGGCGCTTGTTCTGTTGAAGGATATGTACAAAGATATGGATCGAATCCTACACAAAATAATGCTACACAACAAAATCAACCGGTTGGTTGTTATAATTGTCCAGGTGGTTACGATAAGAATCTAGATAATCAGACTATTTCAGAAAGCCAGAATAACCAGTATTATTCGTCTGGTCCGGTTTCGGTTTCGAGTTCTACGCCCCCCGGAAAAGCCCCTAGCAAATCCCCCGGTATTATTGATAAAATCAAGGCATTAATTACTAGTAAACCAAATACCACTAGTGTTAATAAAGTTTCTACGCAAAGTAACGGGTCACAGAGTAACGTTTGGACAGAGTTCCAGCAGAAACAGCAGCAGCAGCAGCAGCAGCAGTCCCCTGGTTGGTGGTAGGTATATAACGACAACTATAATGAGCAAATAATTTTAATTTTTAATTCAAATTAGCATAAAATAAATATTAAATAAATATAAAATAATCACAACATTAATAAAATAATATTAATATTGTTGTCGTAACTTTTTTTCCGTATATATATTATATTCGTGTATATAATCAAGATTAATAATGAAATTAACGAATTTACATATATTTATCATAATATTAGTTGCACTTGTTTTATGTTCAACTTTAGGTGGAAATTGCGGCGGTAAAGAAGGATATCAAACGAATAAACAATATCGCAGGTATGGAGGGCGTTACGGATATGATAAACATTTAGACAGGGAAAATACTCAAGGGGGTACGGATGGAAGCGATTTAAATGGAGGCGATTCTTCGGACCCTTCAGGAATGCATTCCGAATCACATAAAAGGTCTCACCATCGCCATAAATATAATGACTATAATAAAGCTTATCATCGCAGAGAAAGACAAAATAACAATATGTTCGGCTCTGTATCTACCGGCTCAATGAATGGTTCAATGTTTAATAGTGCAAACGACTATAGCGTAACAGAAAATTATGAAAAACGCCACGGGGTAAAGCGTAATCAAATACCGGAAGGACAAGAGGATCTCTATATACTTAAAACGCAAACCGTACCACCTATATGCCCGGCGTGTCCTAAATGCCCCTCTGTAAATTGTGATGATAAATGTGGAAATAGTAAATGTCCTCCTTGCCCTGCTTGTGCGCGTTGCCCCGAACCTCAATTTGAATGTAAGAAAGTGCCTAATTATAGTGGTGGAAGTTTAATGGGACATCTTCCCCTCCCTTGGATGGATAAACTTGACATAAATTAATAATATGATATGATAATTGGCAGACAAATGTCTTTCATACTCATTTATAATAGTTTTGAATTATAAATGAATTTATCCTTTTCTCCCGTTCTACGTGTTTATCGCGTTTTTCCACTTCCGTCTATCCGGTCCATCCGGTCCATCCGGTCCGTCTTAACCTTTATACATTGATTGTCTACCACAAATGATGGCGTCCTCTCCTCCTGTGGAACTATTTGTATAACGCATTTCGCCTTCTTCCCATATAATGGTTCGGTGCATCCCTTCTCTTTATTATTCTTTCGTGTCTTACCAAATTTGAATATCTTTTTTCCATCATTTTGTGTACACCTTGATCTAAAGTGCTCATAGCGCTCTCGAACGTCGCAATATGACAACCCTGATTTTTTCCCTAACATTTTGTTAACTATTTCGTGTAAATTGTAAATATATTTAGAAAATGTTTCGCGATTTTTCATATGACACATCTGTAGCGGATGTGTTTTTAGATTATTTTCCAGATTCATTCTACAATATTTACAAGGAAGAACATTTTTAAGACTTTCAACATATTCCTTATATTGTTTCTTATTTTCGTGGGTAGGATTTGTCGGATAATTAAAGCTTATAGTATGAAGCAAATGCCACGCTGCCGGACCCCATACTGTTGTCAACATACCATCACCGCTCATATAATCTTTACGTGTGAAAGTTTTACGCGATATCTTTTTATTAAATTTGCGTGATTTGGTACTTGAAAATTTATTCCGCATCTAATACTACTATATACATATATATAAAATATATAAAATATATAAAATATTGGAATATTTAAATAAAAATTGAATAGAAAATTAATTGAATAGAAAATTAATTGAATAGAAAATTAATTGAATAGAAAATAATAGTATAATAGTATATTAGTATAATAGTATAACATTACTTCACAATGTCAGAATCTACATCGGAAATTTTAAATAATATGTCAGACAAAACAACAAATACAATGTATATGATGTTTGTTGGATTCATTCTCATTATATTCGCATATGGAACCGGTGTACGAAATAATAAATTCTTTTTCCTGCTTATGAAAGTAGGAATTGTCATTTTATATTTATATGTATTTACGATTGTTTATAAATCACTTAAAAATATTTTTAATATAAATGGCCTTTTTACATCTCCTTCTTTAAAAAGTCTTAAATTCTTCTTTCTCTTATTCACGGTTTTTGAAATGTGTCTGGTTCTTTTAGTCGCTTATATTCTATATAGTGTGTTTTTTTAGACATATACATATATATATATATATATACATATATAAATATATAAATATATATAAATATTTTACATCTATCGCCATCATTTAGAGGATAATAGTAACATAAATTCATAATATTCTTTATCTGAAAAAAAGCTATTAATTTTAATATCGATTAGTCTCCCATCGTTACATCGTTTTATCATTGTGAAATCTAAGTTTATATTACAGGTTATACGCGAATCTATATAAATATAAGAGAAATGTTTAAACCTGTTTAATAATATTTAGTAGTGTATTTAATAATATTCATTCGTTTATTTATAAAACATATTTATAATATTATATATATATACTTGTACATACATATAATTTAATGTCTGACACGGTTTTTAAATTAAAGAAGGTATTAACGTCATTACCTTCAATTACGCAATTTATTGTAGTAGCAGCTTTTGTAGCAATTCTGATTGGATGCGCGTATTATATTTACAAAACATATATTGCTCCGCAATCTGACAGGTCATTATATGAAGGTTATGCGAGTGGTATGAATTTAAGGAATGAAGGTGGCGACCCAGATATGGTAACCTTATATATGTTTAGTGTTGAATGGTGTCCCCATTGCAAACACGCTAGACCGATATGGGATGAATTTGTAAAGGAAAATTCAAATAATCAATTTAATGGGAAAAATGTAAATTTTGTTCTCATAGATTGTGATAAAGATTCTGCAACTGCTGATAAATACAACGTTACAGGTTATCCTACAATAAAACTGGATAAGGGCGGCACGGAAGTAATTGAATTTAGTTCAAAACCAAGCAATGAGACTTTATTGGCATTTCTTCAACAATCCGTATAAACTACGTAAATGTTCATATGACTAATTAGATAAATAATAATATAATAATAATAATTGTATTTCGCTATTATTATTATTATGATTTTTCCCTCGAATTATGTAATTTCTCCCGAACATTACGATGACGCTTTTTATAATTCTTTATTGGTAGAGTGCGTATCTTCAGATAGTGGAACATTTTGAGAATCTTGTTGCGTCGATACAATTCTATTATCGCCGCATTGAACTATATTTTGTTTTATCCATTTTTCATAACTGGATTTACCACAATTTGCACCAGTATCAATTAAAACGGCCCTACATTCTTGTGATATAGGTACATTAATCCACGTTTCATAGTCACTAAAAATATTCATATCACATTCTATTCCATATGGTATATACGGAATAGCTCGTTCATTATTGATATAATCAAACGCATTATTTAACATTTTACCTAAATATTCTAATATGGTTGAATTATCATCGATTAACAAATTGTCCGGTTCGTATAATTTACGTATCCCTAATATTTCATTTATATCACACGCCGTCTCTTCTAAACAAATTTTAAGAGGATAGTTACAAAATATACCACCATCTGTGTAGCATTTATCACCAATAAATATAGGACGAAACACACCAGGAAACGAACTTGTCATACAAATAGCTTTAACAAGTTCCAAGTCAGGATATGTTTTATGTGATAAAATAACTTTACTAAACTTATTTATTTCTGTTGTAATAAAATTAAACTCGATTCCGCAATAGTCATAATATTGTTTAAGTGTAATATTAGGGGATAGACCTTTAGCTTCTAGGAGGATATTATAAGACCTAAAATAAATAGGATATAAATCAATAAATCCTCTTTTTTTGTAAAAATCTATAAAATTATCCATACCTACGTCTTTAAATGCTTTTTCCCACGGCCGTTTAACTGCATATTCATATATATAATCATAATCATATCCGAGTGTTAAAAACACCGATACGTATGCACCAACAGATGTAGCATATATAGTTTTAATATCTTTTATATTCCAAAACTGTATATCGTGTAAATATTTTAAGGCACCAAATGCTACCAACCCAAAAGGTCCGCCTCCTCCCAAAACAAGGTGCTTAATTGTCATTGTTATTTATATTGTGTACACTAATAAAAAATATAAAAAATACGCGACTAAATTGTGTAAATAAAATATGAATACTACGAATACTACGAATATTATACAGAATAGTATTATTTTTATATTTTTTTTCTAGTAATGAATTAAATATAAATATAGTAAGTAAGCAATGGACGAATTATTTCGGAATAAAGAGGATAGTGATGCCATAAAAAAGATAAATTTAGACGAATTATATGATAAAAAAAAGACATACGATTTATCTAAATTGTCTACATATAACAAAATATTGAACAGAATCCACGACAAGATAAAGATAACATCGCGCCAAAAAATGAATGAACAATTTTGCTGGTATGTGATTCCGGAGATTATGTTAGGCGTTGCAGCATATGATAGAGCTTCGTGCATTAGCTATATTTTAGAAGAACTTACAAGCAATGGGTTCGTTGTTCGTTATACACACCCGAACCTGATTTTCGTATCTTGGAAGCATTATATACCGTCATATGTTCGCACAGAGTTCAAAAAAAAGACAGGAATGATTATCGATGAGCACGGAAATCAAATTCAAGAGTATGACGATTTCGGCAACCTTATAGAGAATCGCGGCCCTGTGGCAAATAATCCGCTAAGCGCCAATAGTTTAGACCCTTTTAATATGGGACTGGCTCGTAAAATAACTAATGGCAAAAATGGTGGCGCTGGCGGCGATCCTTCCGTGCCCAAGAAAGAGTTTAAACCGATTACCGAGTACAAACCAACCGGTAATTTAGTATATGGGAAAGAACTATTCAAAAAAATAGAAGACAAATTTTCATAGTAAGATTCCTACCCGCGACCGCCACTGCATAATGGTCGCCACGTGACCACACCGCTGGTGGCGCACAGCTGCATAATGGTCACAAACCCCCGCGGCAAGATTGGGAGGGCGGACGCCGAAGTGAATGAAGTGAATCGTTTTTTTCAAATTTAAAATGGAAATTCCAAAAAAGGACATTTATAAATGTCCTTTTTCCAAAAAAAAGTTTTAGATTTGAAAAAAACGATGCATTCATCACTCAGAGCATAATGCTCTAAATTGCTTTTTTAAGTTGAAAAGTTTGTTACCATATTTTTTTTGGGATTTTATATATATTTTGGGAAAAGGATTTAGGCATTTTTTTGCTAGTCTATAATATAAGACAATTAGTCAAAATGCCAGAAATTTTCACCCCAAAAATGCCGACTTTTATTTGCGAAAATTGTTACTTTAAATGCTCTAAGGCTTCTAATTATAATAAGCACCTCGACACCATCAAGCATAAGAGACTAGCAGAGACTAGCAAAAAAATGCCAAATGATAGTCATAAATCTTTTGAATGTGTTTGTGGTGCTAAATACAATCATTCATCTAGTTTAGCAAAGCATAAGAGAAATTGTATAGCAATCCAAATACAACTAAAAGCCATATCTGTTATAGAAATAAAAGAAGAAGAAACAGACGATAACGAGTCAGTAAATAAAAAAAATGATATACAAAATAAGAATATTATATGTTCAGATGAGAATATTGTATGTTCAGATGAGAATATTATATGCTCGGGCTCGGAAGATAATATTAGTATAACGAAAGAGATGTTTATGACCTTATTAAAAGATAATCAAGAAATGATGAAAATGATAAAATCTTTATCAGAGCAACAACTAACAACCTCTCAACATATAACAAATAATAACAATATAACAAATAACTTTAATTTAAATATATTTTTAAACGAGAAATGCAAGGATGCTTTGAATATGTCAGAATTTATTGACTCGATTAAAATAACGCTTGATGATTTATTATTCTCAAAGACAAATGGTATAACACGTGGAGTAACTGATGTTATGATGAAGAGACTAAAAGAGTTGGATATACATAAACGACCAATACACTGTACTGATGTAAAGCGTGATACAATGTATATCAAAGATGAGGACAAATGGGAGAAAGACAATAATCACGATAAATTTAAAAATACAATCGTGCGCGTAGCAAACAAAGAGCGTTCGGCATTGCAACAATGGGCAATAGACAATCCTGACTGGATAGAAACGGAACAAAAACAAATTCAGTACCTAACAATGGTGCGCTCTATTTGCGAACCGATTGAGACATATAACAATTATGAGCGAAAAATAGTAAAAAATATAGGGAAAGAAATATTAGTAGAGAAGTGACACCAATCTTTATGCGATACAAGTATTATATTATTTGTTTGCTATATGGTAACAAACAAATAATTATTTAGATAATGATTATTGAATTATTGAATTATGGATTTATGAATTTACCCAATTCTCCCGTTAAACGCGTTTATGGTCTATGTGGGCTTTCAATACGTCAGCCGCGCATTTAGTATTGGGAGTAGACAGTTTCTTATCAGACTTGCGCTCATTGGTTTGGAATGCCTTAGCAATTCGCACCATAAGTTCGTCAAACATCTTCTCATCCTCCTGTGAAACAGACATAGACTCCTTGAGTTTCTTTGCGATTGCAAGGATGTCAGAGTATTCTTTCCAAAGACCGTCACGTTTCGCTATATCGACTTTATATTTATCGCTTAAAACATTCATAGAGTCGAGTTCTTCTTTGTATTTATTTGCACTTTTATCGTAATTCTTATTATATTTATCATAGTGGTCCATAAAAGCTTTTGCAAGCAATGCAGCCGACTTATCAGTAGAGGCACGTACGTCTTCCAATATTGAAAGAAGACTCTTTTTATCATCTCCTTCAACGATGGTCGCGTGAATATCGTTCTTAATTCCACTAACGTGTGTCTTAACATTATCGAGTGAAGTGAGGAATTTAGGTTTGAATATTTTAAGACGCGCCAAGTAGTCGGACTCATCTGCGAGTATCTTATGGTGTTGTATGATAGTAACATTGAGAGCATTTATCTTTCCCAATATAGTCTGAGCATTTGTAAACTCGTCAGAATATTTCTTATATGTTTCAGCAGTCTTTGATTCCGCATCGGTAACAACTTTCTTGTCTTTGGTGAATTGGTCGTGATGGGCTTTCTTCATATCATCTGTCATAGTCTTGAATTTCTTATAGAGATCGCTCATCTTAGATTTAGCATCGGCAGATAATGTAGCAACGTGTTTGGCGATACTAGAAGGAGATACAGGTGGGAATACTTCAGGGCTACATACTTTATGAGAGTGAGAGCTAGAACTAGAACTAGCACTAGACCTAGACCTAGACTTAACGCCTACACTTGATGCACTAGACGCGCTAGATTTGGTCAACAGTTTGTCTTCGGGTTTGGGTACGATGGGTACGATGGGCACGACAGTAGGTGCAACCTTAGGAGCAGCAGCCGGGGCAACAACTTTCCTGGTCTGAGCGCCATTTTCGCATTCTTTGGCAAAATAGCATTCTGCGCCGTGAGGCTTCCAAGAGAGCTGCCATTTCGAAACAGGTGAATCAGGGCCATTATAACCACCCATTTCCCAGTTCTTGGCACCACGGTTTACATTTAAAACAGCGCCATTAGGGTCAGCATAATCAGCAACACTTTTTACACCATCAGCATTGCCACAAATACCCTGCATCTTTCCGAAGAAATCGGTAGGAACATTTGTCTCCAAAACGCCGCAATATCCGCCAGAAATCATAACCGAAAATCCGTTAGGAGTAGTAAGCTTCAGACCAGCGGGTTGCATAGCTGCGCCTTTCCATTCAATGACTTGTTTTCCGTATCGAATCTGGACACCACCGAAAGTAAGAGTGAAATCTTCCGGGAGCTCGACTTCTTTACCGTTTACGAGGATTTTTCCAAAGTTTGCAACATCAACTTCGATATTCATTTGCTTATAGTGGACTACAGCACCAGTCATACACGATGGTACACCAGGTTTAATCGCCCCGTTTTTACGCATCTTTTCCTGGATTTCGAAAACCGCATCAGGCGTACGCGCTACCGTGTAGATACCGGGTTCTTGAATATGGAAAAGCTCGCCATCATAGTTGGTCACGTGAGGATCGCCGGAAGCTACGCAATACCGTTTGCTTGGATTCACGGATTCTTTGGAGAGGAATTCCTCTGCTGAAAGAGCGCTTTCCTGGGCAATAGATTTGCTTTTAGTGACGCGCATATCCTCGATACATCCGTTATAAATATCCTGCTTATTTGAGATACCGAGAGACTGGCAAAATTTAATAGCATCTTGACCTTCCGAGGTAATAACCCAGGCAGCAAAAGCGTTTTCAAACTTCTTGGCGAGTTCCTTCGTCTTAACAGATAGCTTCACATCAACGGAAGCATACTTGTTAACGACCTTAGGTGCAACTTTAACAACAACGGGAGCAG